AATAGCTCACGCTAACGAACTAGACGCTGACGACATGATCAACAACCCAGAAGAAGCAGCCATCTTCGCAGACATACTGAGAGGTTTAAATGAACCACGACAAGGCGAAGCAACTGCAGCCGGTGGTCAACAGCAGAGCTTGGGTGAGATTGCGGGAGCATCTGCTGGAGGAGGTGGAATTGACGAATCAGGCGTGGGTGGAGGTACAGTTGGAACAGGACTTACACGTACTCCAGGGGAGGAGGGCTTTACTGGATGAGCTCCTCTCTTTGAAGGATAATGTTAAAGGTACAATTGATGACGGTGAAGAAGAAGACCCACAGGACGTATTTGAAGGATTGTAATGGCGTTTGATACCTCCCCATTTTCTACCTCTGTTACAATAACGGGTGAACGCACTATCAACCTGGAGAAGCCGGGATTGTTTGGGTTTACTACGGTGGCTCCCCTTGATGTGGGTTTCAAGACTCCTTTGATTCCCGGGAGTACGGCCCCTACAGGGGACTCTCCGGTTATACAAGCTCTCAAAAAGCGGAATGTTATTGATGACGGAGGGGATAGTGACCTTTACAGTTGGACTCCTCCCCCGTTTAACGAGGGAGTGACCTTAAAGTCCTTAGGAAATGATCTGAAGTCCAACTTGTCTTTTCTTATAGGGGGGCAGGAGGAGACCAAGTCTACCACTACGGGGTTTGGGGCTTTGAGTTTTGATTCTGTGGCTAGTTTTCAAAGGTCAATGGCAAATACAGATTTAGCCACAAGAAGTGGAATAGGTAAATCCGCTGTCAACGCTTATAATGAGGGTGTAAGTAGAGGAATGACTGATCAACAAGCTATAGAATACGCGCAGTCAGTAACAGCACAAACAAATAAAATATACACCGAACCCCTCTCTCCTTTTGACAACGCCTATTTTTCAGCTAAACAAGGTTTACAAGGCTTTAACTTCAAAGACACCGTTACTGATGCTCTTGATAGAATCGGACCTAAAGAGGTAGGAGGAGCGGTTGGAAGCTTTGCTGCTGGTGCTTTAGGGACGATGTTTCCACTTGGTGCTGTAGGAGCGTTCTTCGGGGGGGTTTACGAGTCTTACGACATGGGACAGAGAGCGGACGCCTACGCAGCGGCTAACCCCGGAGTAGAGAGAGGTGATTTTAATCTGAACCCCCTGTCCGACTTCTTCTCCTTCCTAGGATTTGAAAGCTTCGAGGAGCAGATTCTAGGAGCTGAGAATTCACCGTTCATAGAGGTCGATTTCAAGACTGGTAAACCTATCATAACACCAAGTGCGGCTCAAGGTAGAATGAGTCTTTACTCTCCTACTCCCCCGGCTCAAGGAGTGGGTGCTCCCGGCGACAGGAGTATGATGGGTGTGTACGATACTAATCCTATTACTGGTAAATTTGAATTTCTCGGCACAGAACTTGAAGTAGGCAGAGATGCTGTTTCCCTAGCATCTATGAATGATGCAGGATATTCTGCCGCTGATTTAAGTGATATGGGTTTCACTAGCGTATCTCAAGCTGAATCTGCAGGGGTTGGTTCTGTAGAAAGTGTTATGGGGTCAGATGTTGGTGGGGCAGAGTCTGCAGATGTTGGTAGTGAAGAAGCGGAAGGGATGGATGACTGATGCCTAGCCCTATGGATTTCGCTCCACAAGTCAAAGAAGCTATGGACGCTGGTGACACCCCCAGAGCCCGTCAGATAATAGATGAGAATGACTCCACAGGATTTCTCTCTGGGATATTTGATAGGCTCTCTGGCGGCGACATGATGCAAGGCATCCTCGACGCTCCCGGGAAAGGGTTCGCTGAAGCTCTCGACAGGGAGAAAGCCAACTTCTCAGCAGATATAGGCGGACCAGATGCAGGGTACGGACAGGGACCCCGCGCATCTACCCCAGAAGATATCATTCAGGGAGCTATCGAAAAAACTATCAGCAATAGAGACGCTGCACGAGAGTTAGCTAGCCAGTCTGACTACAGTTCAAGCGACAGGAATTGGGTTAATAACATCTGGACACAGACTTTAGATAGTTTTGTCCCGGATGAACCTAAAGAACCGTTCATTGATCCTCGGGTTGATCCTAGTAACACGGCAGATTTTGATTTAGGAGGTGCAGATGAACAGGGACAAAGTGACCAACAAATTTCTGGTAGCCCTAGGAGGGATGATCCTAATAGTAAATTTTCAGGAGCTCCTTCGGTAAATGCCGAAGATACTGCTGGGTTTGGGCCGAGAGACAAGTGGAATGCTGTGTTTCGTCCGGGGGAGCGAGATATTAAGAAACGTAGCTGGAGCGGAGGTGTTGAACTTGGAAGAAAAGGCGGGACTGGTGTTGAACTTGGAAGAAAAGGCGGGACTGGTGTTGAACTTGGAAGAAAAGGCGGGACTGGTGTTGAGCTTGGAAGAAAAGGCGGGACTGGTGTTGATTTAGGAGATACTGCTGGGTTCATACCTACAAAAGAGCCAGTGACTACTGGGTTTGGACCGGGAGACGCGCAAAATGCCGTGTTTCGCCCGGGGGAGCGAGCCGGATTTATAACTGATAAAGATAGTAGGGTTACACCCGCTATAAAACGCGAGAGAATTGCTGCTGAGAAGTCTAAGAGGGGTATTAAAGGAAATTTCAATAATTTAGAAGACCTGTATATAAAAATAGTAGAACATCTTGAGATGAGTGGAGTTAAACTGAAGAATAGGACTACTCACATAAACAAAAATGGGTTAGCTACAGGTAATTTCCAGATTCAGCCTGAAACAGCTAAAACAAATGCTAGAAGGTTCTTGTGGTCTCTTGGAAAAGAAGACATGTTAAAGAAAGAAAACTATACGAACTCTCCCGAAGTCCCTCAGTATATAAAAGATGTTATGGGCTCTACAGATAACGTAAAGTTAAGTGTTATCCTATCTAAGATGACACGAGAAGAACAGAAAGAACTTACCCTAATTCAAATGTATCAAGGTTTCGGGTCAGATGATATCATTAAGAAATTTTTCGAGACTAAGGACGTAAGGGTGTTAGTTGATCTGTGGGCTAAGGTTCATAAAGTTATTATCCTAGACAAAGAGAAGAATACAATCGAGAGAAGAATGAGAGAACTTAAAATAAAATTAACAAAGAATGAGAGAACTTAAAATAAAATTAACCCCGCTAGCTACCTGAGATAACTCGGCCCTAGCACACCACCCCCAGAAGTGATACCCGCACCGAAGCGGCCCACGGAGGTAAGACACCATGAGTGAAGAACTTAACGAAGAGGAAGAATACACGGAAGAAACCCCACAACCCTACAAAGGTGTAGACCAAAGGAACCGAGACGAACCGGAACCGGAGGATGAAGAGACTGACCCCGAGCCGAAGATCGCTTTTAATCAGACTCACGACTGGCAAAAACGCTACGGAGACCTTCAAAGCCACATGGACAAGAAGGTTAACAAGCTCGTTAAAGAGCTCTCTGAAGCGAAAAAAGGTCGGTTGGACGTAGAACTTCCCGCTACAAAAGAGGAAGTCGCAGCGTTTCAAGAGAAGTACCCTGATGTTTACAAGGTCGTTCAAACAGTCTCGAAGATAGAGGCAGATGACCGAGTTCAGGACTTACAACAGACCATCGAAGCTCTCGAAGAAAAACGTGAGGAGTTGATGGTAAGCACCGCTGAACAAGAGCTTGTCAAGGCTCACCCCGACTGGGCAACTCTCTCTGCAGACGATTCGTTTATAGAGTGGCTCAAAGGACAGCCAAAGTCAATCTCTGATGGCATCTACAATAACAACACAGATGCTCCGTGGGCAATCCGAGTAGTAGACCTCTACAAGAGTGACACTTCTACTGCTGGTGAGAAGACAATGAAGAAGAAGACTAAAGCCAAGGACAAAGCTGCTGCCGCTGAAGTGGTGACCCTTCCTCAAGGAGGTAAGGAACTCGCTACAGAAGATGGTGCAAAGATTTGGACTATGGCTGAGATCAAAGGGATGCGCCCCGAAGTGTATGTCAAGTACGAAAAAGAAATCGACAAGGCAAACAGAGAAGGTCGTATTCAACCTTAAACCTCTAAAAGAAAGTAGGAGAGCTAATCATGGCTTTTAGAACTGCTGCGGGTTATTCGAACTTACCGTCTGGTAATTTCGTTCCCGTTATCTACAGTCAAAAGGTTCTGAAGTTCTTCCGTGATGCTTCGGTTGCCGAAGATATTACTAACACTGACTATGCAGGTGAGATTCAGAATTATGGTGACACTGTTAACGTCATCTCTGAACCTGTAATCACGGTTTCTAACTATGACCGTGGTGCGTCTGTTGTTCCTCAAGACCTTGCTGACGATCAAACTCAATTGATCGTTGACCAAGCTAGTGCGTTTGCCTTTAAGGTAGACGACATTGAAGAACGCCAGTCTCACTTGAACTGGGAAGCGATGGCTACATCCAGCGGAGCGTATGCTCTGAAGGATTCGTATGATGCCAACATCATTGCTGCGATGTTAGCGGGTGTCACTACAACTATCGGTTCTGACGGTTCAGGTCAGGATGTTGGTTTCACGGGCTCAGAAATCGACCCAGTTAACCTGATGGCTAATCACGCCAAGCGTTTGCATGGCAATTCTGTTCCTTTCGAAAATCGCTGGTTCCTCGGTTCGCCCGAGTGGTACGAGCAGTTGGGTCAAACCAGCTCGAAGGTCATGGAGTCCAATACGATGGGTGAGGGTCAATCCTTGCTTCGTAATGGTCGTATGACTGAACGGCAGGTTCAAGGGTTCAGTCTTTACATGACGAACAACTTCGCCGCTTCTTCAACATCTAACTACTACAAGGTGTTGTCGGGGCATATGAGTGCAACCTCCACTGCGAGTCACATTGCTAAAACTGAAGTCGTCCGCGACCAGAATAGCTTTGCCGACATCGTCCGTGGTTTGCACGTTTACGGACGGAAAGTGTTCAGGGGCAATGCTATGTTCTACGAACACGTCCTGATTGATTAAAGGGAGGATTATATTATGGCTACTGTTGATTTAACTCCCGGCACTACTTCTCAAGTCGGTTCGACTATTAGTGCTTCGGGACGAACCCCGTATTTTGTCTCTCAAGACCTCGACTGGGCTAAAGCCGCTACGGCTAAAGGCTCAGCTTTGGCTGCGGGTGATATCATACAACTAATCGACCTCCCTGCTAACACCATGCTTATTGGTGCTGGTGCGGAAGTCACCACTGTTGCTAACAGCACGGGTGATGAAGTTGTCACTCTTCAAGCTTCTGTGGTTTCTACAACTTACGTTACCGCTCAAGCTGTTAACGCCCTTGGTTACCTCGCTGAAAAAACAGCAGGTGATACCTTCGGTGTAAACGCTGCTAGAAACACCTCTGCAGATACCTTGGACATTGTTCTAGGCTCTACAGGTGGAACTAGCCCAACGTCTGGTGTAGTCCGGGTCTTTGCGACTCTGATGAGCTACGACGGCTTCGACGGTATCAACTAGTGTGCCTGGGAACCGGAGGGGAACGTAAAAAACTCCCCTCCATTCCTTCTCTTCAAAATAATCAGCTTAAAAAGGAGAGTAAAATGAATACAGATATTAGTGAAGATGAGTGGGCTGTAGCTTAGTGGCTGGGCGTAAAATAGCCATAGTCGGTACTGCTCCTAGCAGCCGCGATTTAGCACCTTACGAAGACCCAGATTGGGAGATTTGGGGAATCAGTCCGTTCAATTACGATCTCATGAAAAGGTGGGATGTGTGGTTTGAACTACACGATGCAAAGATGTTTCTAGAACAAGGGTGGGACCCCGGATTCTGGGAGTGGATGATCAAGCAGGAGAAACCAATATACCTGCAAGAAAAACACAAAGATATTACTTCAAGTGTGAAATTCCCCAAAGATAAAATACTAAAAGAATTTACTCTAGCTTCAGATAGGAACTTCTTTCAAAGCTCAATCTCGTGGATGATTGCTTTCGCTATTATAGAGGGTGCTAAAGAGATTGGTGTGTGGGGTGTCGATATGGCACGAGACACAGAGTACGCTGAAGAGAAGCCTTCCTGTACTTACTTCCTAGGAATTGCTGAAGGACGGGGGATAAAAGTAACACTCCCTGTAGAGAGCGACTTGATGAATTCTGTAGGGCTTTACGGATACGACGACACCTCTGCTATTAAAGCGGGGTTACGCACCCGAGATAAAGAACTAGCACAGAGAATCGGCGGCTGTGAACAGGCCATCCGGGATAAACAAAACGAGGTCTTTTACCTCAGAGGAGCGAGAGACGACATCAAATATATGATGAACAACTGGTGTGTATAAAACATGACTAATTCTGTAGGACGTTCTGTAGGGGCTATTATTACTTCAACTAGCAAGACTACCCTCTACACTGTCCCTAAACAAATGTTCACTATTGTAAACTACGCTTTTGTTGTTAACAACTCCACAGGCGACATCAATTTCAACTTTGCATGGACTGACTCTTCCAGCACGGACACTGAATATGACCTGACTATTAGTAGCACCCTCATCAAGAAGACCCACGAGTACTTCACATGGCCGCTTCCGATGGATGAAGGGGATACCTTTAACGTCACAGCATCTACGACCTTAACCTGCAATATTACCCTCAATATAGACGAGGAATACACGGAGAGAGTACAGAGATAATGGCTAATTACCTTGAACTTTGTCAACAAGTTCTCTTTGAACTAAATGAAGCTAATATCAGCACGGTGACAGCTTCTAGCGGCTTCACACAGTACGTCATTGACACAGTTAATCGGTCTATGCGAGAGATCGACTCAGAAGAAAGAGGAGAGTGGCCGTGGAACTATAACTCCGGGTCTACCACCACTCAAGCAGGTACTGCTGACTACAACTACGCTTCAACACAAGTCCGCTCTGTAGATAAGGAGTCTTTTATCCTTGAACCTACAGATGTAGTGACTAACGGAACCTTTGACAGCGGGGTTACAGGGTGGACTAGCAACTCTGCGAGTGGCGCTGCTGCACACTCTACTACATCTGGCTATGGTCGTTTAGGGTTGACTCCCTCTGCGGCCACTTCTACAGGTGTTGCAGCGATGTACCAAGCCCTGTCTGTAACAGAGGGTAAGAAGTACCGTGTCTACACTCAGGTTTTTAACGATGATATTGTTCTCACAGTAGGGACAACCGCTGCAGGTAGTGATATATTGATAAAGACTCTTACCTTAGACAATAAAGGGGATGGTAAATTCTTCGACTCCACATTTGAGAGCACCTCTACAACAGTGTATCTACAATACTCAGCTAGCGCATCTACGGAACTATCTGAGGTGGACTCTGTAGTGTGTGTAGAAGATTTTAAACCAGTATCCTTGAAGGTCACCTCCCTAGATGAGTGGCGCAAGAGGTATTCACAGAATGAGACTCTCAGCAGCCCAGCAGCACACGGGCGTCCACAACGAGTCATCTTAACACAGAACCGCAAGTTTAAGCTGAGCCCACCGCCCGACAAGAACACCTACAAGATCAGATACGACTACTGGGCTGAGACTACCGACTTATCCACCAACGCTTCCATACCCGCTATCTACGGGCAGTACCATGATGTGATTGTAGACAGAACCTTATACCACGTCCACCTCATGCGCTCGGATTATGAAGCTGCAGATCGTATCAAAAAGAGGTATGAAGAGCGTATAAACGACATGCGTAGTGAGGTTGTTTCTGACGAAGAGGACTACATGTACACGTCCGACTTGAACGTCAACACGACCTACAGTGGAGTTTAAATGCCAGCTAGAGACCTCATATCTCCGCTTGTAGTGGCTAGTGAAGGCGGTCTAGTCCTTGATACTGGTGTATACGCTATGCAACCGGGGTGGGCGCAGAAGTTAGACAACTATGAGCCAGACATCAACGGTGGCTACAGGCGTATAGACGGGTTTAGCACTTGGGATTCTTCTGCGGTAGCTGCAGGGTCTACTACTTCCTCCATCCCTGTCTCAGGTATACAAATTCTAGGTGATAAAGTGATCGCTGCACGAGGGACTCACTTAGAGGTCAGCACCGGAAGCGGATGGACTAGCATCTCCTCAACTAAAACAGATGGCGGCAAGTATGTGTTTGACAAGTACGAGTGGGATGGTACAGAAAAGATTGTCGGTGCTAACGGGTTAGATCGCGCTTTCACATATGACGGCTCCTCCTTCACCACTCTTTCCTCCACACAACTTCCTTCTTCTCCTAGCACAGTAACTGAGCATAAAGGACGCTTGTTCTTCGGGGAGGAAAACGACGGTAATATAACATATACCGCTCCGTATGAAGAAAACGATGGCTCCCCTGCAAATGGAGCTGGTCAGATTAGGATCAATGACATCTTCGTAGGGATGCGCTCCTTTCGAGAGAACCTGATAATATTTTGCAAAAACAGTATCTGGCGTCTTGAAGGTAGCTCCCCCGGCGATTATACCCTCAAACCCATCACACGCAGAATTGGTTGTGTAGCACCCCACTCTATCCAAGAAATTGCAGGGGAGCTTCTATTCCTCGGCCCGGATGGTCTCCGTACTATTGCCGCTACAGATAAGATTGGAGATGTTGCGCTAGACAACGTGTCAAAACCAGTACAATCCCTCTTTAAAAATCTTCCTACAGACAATATAAATTCTGTAGTAGTCAAGAATAAAACCCAATATCGCATCTTTCTAGTAAAGAATAAAGATGAAGCTGATACAAAGGGAGTAATAGCCGCTCTCCGTAGGAAACCTGTCGATCAAGGTGGCCAGCTAGGGTGGGAATTCTCTGAGATAAAAGGGATCAAACCTAATATCAGCCACAGTGATTTCATCGGAGATACAGAGACTGTCCTGCACGGAGATATTGATGGGGGTTTTGTCTATCAGCAGGAGAATGACGACACTTCTTTCGGGGGTGCAACTATACCTGCTAAATATCGCACTCCAGACTACATTCTAGGAGACGCAGGGTTGCGTAAGATCGTTCAGCGAGTGATGACTAACTTTGAAATTGAAGGAGATGTATCCTTTGAAGTTAGGGTCATTTTAGATTATGAAAATCAGGCTGTCAATCAACCTACCGCTAAAACTATTACAGTGACTCAGGGAGGGGCGATATATGGCACAGGTATATATAGTAAGTCTACCTACGGAACAATAGGCATTCCTTTCTCTAGACAATCCCTTGAAGGGTCCGGGTTCGCCGTAGCTTTAGAGTATTCGCAAAACAGCATCAGTAACGCTAGCTACGTCATTCGTGGCTTTGATTTAGAGACAATTCCGGGAGGAAGAAGGTAACATGGCTGGTTATACAAGACAAGAGTCGTATATTGATGGTGATATCATCCTTGCAGCGGACAGCAACAACGAGTTTGATGCCCAAGTAACAGCGTTTAACTCTACGGGGGCTGGTCACCGTCACGACGGTACTGTTGCAGAGGGGTCAGGTGTCCCTGTTATCACTGACGCTGATAACGACACGTTCATCAAGGTTGAAGAGACCTCAGACATTGATCGGATCAACTTTAACATAGCTGCATCTTCCGATATTCTTAAAATGACAGCTTCTGAGGTGACCTTCAATGAGGACGGCAACGACACAGATTTCCGTATTGAGTCGTCAACCAATGCTGCCATGTTCGACCTCGACGCTGGTCAATCCGCTGTTGGTATCGGTACGGCTGCAGGATCAACCCACCTTCTTGACATTGGTGGCACAGTCAATATATCCGGGGCTATCACAGGGGCAGCAGCCTCATCCTTCCTCTCTGTAGCGACCTCCTCCAACGCTGACATCGGGCAAAATATTACTGTAGGGGAGACCTTGCAAGTTACGGGCGTATCTAGCTTCACTGCAGGGGTGGAGATGGCTGATACTCTCACTGTTGATGGGGCGTCCTCTTTCCTGAGTATTGACGCTTCAAGTGATGTGAACGTAGCTCAGAATTTTTCCGTAGGGGAATTGTCAACCTTTACTGGTGCAGTGACGATGAAGGATACTCTCTCTGTAGAGGGAGCTAGTTCTTTCCTATCCATTGAGACCTCTTCTGATGCAGTCATCGACCAGAACCTCTCTGTAGGTGAGCAGAGTTCGCTAGTAGGCTCAGTCTACATGTCTAGCATAACGTACTTGCAGGGAAGTGCTGGTACGGCTGGGCAGGTATTTACTTCTAGAGGCACTACAGGGGAGTCTGAATGGGTAACAGCTACTGCCGGTGCTACAGAGTTAAGTGGTCTTTCTGACGTATCAGTCAGGAGCACTGGGGTTGCCGACGCTGACCTGCTAGTATACACCTCTACTGGGGGTGTGTTCTACGATCAAACCCTATCAGGTGACGGTACGATTAACAATGCTGGTGTGTTGACCGTTACACAGTCGGCAGGAAACTTTGTAGTTAACGGCACTCTGCAAGCTACAGGAGCTACAACTTTTCTCTCCGTAGCAACCTCTTCAGATGTTGACGTTGGACAGAATTTGACTGTGGGAGAGACCTTCACAGTTGACGGAGCTTCTTCCTTCTTGAGTATTGCTACGTCAAGTAACGTAGATATTGCTCAAAATTTAACTGTTGGTGAAACTTTATCTGTAGAAGGGGCAAGTTCTTTTTCTTCAGGGGATTTCTCCAGTAATGTCACATTAGATGGCACTCTTTCTGTAGCAGGGGCAAGTTCATTTTTAAGTATAGAAACTTCAAGTAATGTTACAATCGATCAGAATTTATCTGTAGGCGAAACTCTATCTGTTACGGGTGCTTCAAGCTTTTCGTCTGTAGATACTTCAAGTAATATTACAATCGGTGGAAATGTTGATGGAGGTACTTGGCAAGGTACTGCTGTTGCTATAGGCTTCGGTGGAACTGGATCAACTAACGCCGCAACGGCTCTCACTAACCTTGGCGGCGTCGGACTCGGCATCGTCTTAGCTCTAGGATAAAACAATGGCAGATACACTAACTGGCAAAGGTTACGCCATAACAACTACGGATGCTGCCGGTCTTACGGCTAGTGGCTCTCAAGTAATTACCATCATCGGACTGTCGGTGTCTAACATCCATGCCACTACGGCGGCGTGGGTAACGGTCAACGTGGTTCGCTCCGGTGGCGTCGATACTGAATTAGCCCATCAAGTCAATATCCCCATCAATGACGCCCTCGACATTCTCAATGGCGGTAAGTTGATTTTAAACAACAGTGATGCAGTCTGGTTCGACGCTGAAGCAAACAGTTCTCTGGAGGCATCTATCTCGTACTTGGTGCAAACGTAATGAGCTTCCTTAGTGGGCGCACATCCCTGACAACTGTGCAGACAGGTGACATTGCCGCCAACGCAATAACTACGGCGAAGATGGCTGATAATGCTGTGACGCTTGCTAAGTTGGCTCACGGCACAGCCAGCCAGAACATTGCGTATGACGGCTCCGGTGTTCCTGTGGATGTTGCTCTTTCTTCTGGCGCTACTGACGCCGAAGCTACCAACATCATGGTCAACGCCTTTAACGTAGCCATCGCGCTCGGCCTTTCGGCGGAGAACATGGTGGATGGACGCACGGATGTTTTTACGGATGAGACCGGGGTTGATACTAGTGCGTCTACTAACGAAGTATATTTCGAGGTTTTGGTTTAATTTCAAGGACGTTAGGTACGGCTATTGGGAATATGGCAAGCCTTTCCCTGGCTTTCGATGGCACACTAATAACGGGCACGGGGGCAGTAAAAGTTTCGTCTAATACGGGATATGTGGGTAAAGATTTTTCAGCGGGTGGGGCAAAAACCGTTGTCAAGGTTCGGGTGTACCCCTCCAGTAGCCAAGGGTTTGCATACCTTGGCAATGGGAATATTACGGTAGAAATTCTTGGTCATTCTTCAAATTCTATTGGAAGCGCGACAACCCTGAATTCTGAAACATTTGCCGATCAAACAACCTACAAAGAATTTACCATCGGAACACCGGCGTCCTATGCTTACTATTGGGCGAGAGTTAGCACCGGCGGCGGGGCCGAATGCAACGTATACTGTATCGAACTTCAGTTTTACGAAATAGGCCCGGTAATCGACATGAGTTTAATTTCCAACTCTGTTACAGCCCTGGCCAGCCCATCCACCGCCTTTATTGTTATCTCACAAGAGGCCGTGGACGCCGCAACTCTAAACACCGATTTAAAAGCCTACGCATCCCGTGACGGTGGCACCACCTGGGACCAGATTACGTTGTCCGAGGTGATTAGCCTTACGACGGGGCGCATTCTTACCGGGACTGTAACTCTGACATCATCCGGCACGGCGATG